TGGCCCGGTGTGGCCCGTATCCGCTGCACGTCTACCACGTAGTACAGGCCATCGGCCCCGTAGTCCACACGCACCCCCGCCGTGTAGTCAGGGTCAGTACCAGGGCGCATGGGAGTGGCAGCCAAGTCCCAGAAGCGCACGGAACGGTTGACCATCACCGGCAGTTCATCCACCACAGGGAACCATTCCCTTTTGAATAGGGTTCCTTCCTGGCGGGCTGACCAATCCCCCTTCAACAAACGCTGACGGGTTAGCGGGTCTAACTCCATCAGGCTGCTGATGTACGATTCCCGGTCAAGGTAGGGGTTATCGTCCAGGGTGGCCGGGATGAAGACACGGCCTTCCACATCGCTGTCTATGAACCGTTGCCGCACCCACTCATGGCCGGGGCCGCCTGGGTTGCTGGCCGCCCGCATCCGCAGGGGAATGCTGGTGCTGCCCAATCGCCGTAACCGGCTGAACAAGTAGCGGTATTGTGATTCAGCGAACTGTGTTAGTTCGTCAAACGCTATGAACTGGAATTCACTGGACTGGTAGCGGTATTCATCACCCAGGCGTTCCAAGTAACCGAAGGTCATGGTGGCACCGCTGGGGAATCGCCAGGTCTTTTCCGTGTCTCTCCACCTGGCATCGCTACCCATCAGCCATTCCTTGGCCCGCTCCATCAGCGCACCGGGCAAGGAAAGGTCTGTGTATGACCGTCTAAGGAGCAACGCAGCGTATCCAGGGGTATTGACGTGCTGAAGGGCAGCCATCAGCAGCGCATCGGACTTACCACCGCCAGCAGCCCCGCCGTACAGGGCTTCAGGGGTGTCTAGCAGGCCGAAGGCAAGCTGTTTAGTCGTTGGCTGATGGGGGATATAGTCTGTCCAGGGGATTTCCAGGCTGGATTCCATTGGGTTCCAACCGGACTGCCCCCGCATCTGCCAGGACTTGTAGGGCGGATGTAACGTCACCAACGCTTACTGTCATCACCTGATGCCGGATTGGGTTGTCCTGATTCCCGGCGTGTTCGACCTTCTGCGGAGCGTCCAGGCCCATTAGCTGCCGGATGTCACGCAGGGCGTGAAGAACGGTGCGGGCCGCATCGTCATCACCCGTCAGCATAGCAGGCCAGAAGGTCTGCATCACCGTGGTCAAACGCTCTAATGTCAAAGCCCTGTAATGGGCTGCGGTTGGCTGTAGGGTCTTATCAAGGGCTTTATTAACGGCAGCCAGTGCGCCGGTATGTGTTTTATAGCCCAATTTAGATGCTATTTCATGATAAGTCTCGCCTTTCATGCGCAGTTCCAGGGCTTTGCGCTGCTTCATCACGGCCTGGATACGCCTGGGGCTGGTCTTGGATTCCGTGCGGTGGGGCATGTGCGTCATATCTCCGAATAGGGGTTATGCTCCATCATATCCCAATCAACGACCTGGGAAGGGAACCGGACGATGGGGCCACCAAGGACTTCTGAAAGGATTACGGCTACACGTTCCATGAACGCCTTGACTTGGCACCGTGCCATCCCTGGAACCCGTTCTTGTGGGGTGACGTTGTGGATGTCCCAGCCGCCTTGTCTCTTGACGGCCAGGGCATCATAGCCGCCTTCCCATCCCTGCGTCAGGTCACCGTTCCGGTCAATGGGGAACCAGACCATGCGGAATTCCACGTTCTTGACGTTCTTATTCAGGGAATAGTTCCGGCCTTCTTCATCGTAATCCATGTCAGCTATCGTCATTCAATCAACTTGCCGGTCAATATCTGCCGATGTCCTTTATGGCTTTTCAGCCAATGGGCCGTCAAAGAATCTGACCCCACTGTTTTCTTCTTATGCCGTCTAAAAACCCCTGAAGACGATACGCTGGGATGGCGGCCACACTTTGAGCATAAGCAATTCATCCCAAGTAATTGACCGCCTGAACTGCGTTGGGCCGCTTCCTTGACCGGGGCGGGCTTCCCACTGTTAGGACACCATCCATCCGATGTCTTGAACAACTTTCTGAATAATTCCATCACTTTCTTCATCCTACCCGTAACCTGTAGGCGGCCCCCAAAGGCCGCCGTTATTGGGGGTTCTTAGGGGGTTGTTAATTGTTAACTTAACTATAGGGGGAATTGACAGTGTTGACACGTAGTTGGGTTTCGTTGTCAATTCGGGGCAGTTGTTACGGGTTTACTCCATGTAGATACGTTGACCAACGTGTTAACTCGTAACGGTATGTATCTTCTGGTCTGTCAACTCGTAACGGAAAAGATGGATGGGTAATTCGGACAACGGATGCAGCTTTTTCCACTCCATCAACCAGCAAGGTTTGGGCATCTTGGGCCTGGTCGTTTCATCCACCTTCCGGCTGTTTTCCAAGTATTCATCCCTGCTACACCAGCCAATCACCCCATACTGCCCAGATACCTTCAGGGGCCACACCAGACCGCCGTAGGGCGCATCAAAGACCCCACCCGGCTTATCTTCGGGGATGATGAAATTACCCCCTTCCCTGTTGGTATTCTTGACTTCCATCTTTTCCCCGTTGGGGAAGGTTATATCCCCTTCAGGGTCACGGCCCACCATGTTGATGTCATCGAAGCCGCCGATGCCCAGAGCCTTTAGCATGACGTATTCCCCGGTGACACCCAGGATGTGGTTGTGTTCCTGGGTATGCCCATCGTCTTTCTTGTTCGGCGTGGCGTTGCGCTCCTGACAGTTCAGATTCCGCTGTACCCCCAGTTCCCGGCAGCGGGCTTCTTCGTAGTCCGTCAGGGTCACATGGTACATGGTCTATGTCCGGTGGTTGGCTGCCAGGATTCCGGCCAGTTGTTGGTTGACCGCCGTGGCCGTCCAGGGGTGGTTCTGACCCTTCCCCCAGCGGTAGACGGTACGCCAGTGGACACCCAACTGCCGCCCTATCTCTTCATAAGAAAGACCCATGCCGTGGAGCCGCCCAACCAGATGGGCGGTGGTGTTAATCGGTTCTGCAATGACCATTTCAGTACCCCCTATGCCACATTATACAAACATATGACCCCAAGGGCGATGATACCCTTTCAGACCGCCCCAAACAAGTTATTGATACTGCGTGGATTGCGTCATCATTTAGAACAAAAGTTCCGGAAACTGATGTGCTTTCTTTGGCGTTCTAAGCCGTTTTAAAGAAGGTCAGGCACCCCAGTTGAACAATCAGTGGCGGGTTGTATAATTTGTACAAGAAGCAACCACCATAAGCATTATCACGATAGTATGGGGTGAGTTGGGCCGGTTTCTCCCCTGGTGGACGGCCCGCCCGGTTCAAGAAATGGGGTGACAAACCGGGAGCCTGGTTCCGGCCACGAAATGACTGCGCTTCCTTATATAGCGGGAAATTGGTAAAAGTCGTGCCTAGAATGGTCTGTACTGGGTATTGACACTTTGTACAACAACCCTTACTATTCTTATAGACCCAATTAGTACAAGGAACCTTGAACCTTAACAACTGAATACAGTGTCTAGTCTGAATCTACTAGACAGGCTGAAAAAACGGTAAGCACGGTGCCGTGGGCCAACAAAACCAGCAGCGGGCTAGACCGCTCAACAACTAGCGCAGGAAAAACCAGCTTACCCCAACAATGAAACCCAGATGCGGGCAGACAAGAAACCGGGGCTGAAACCTACCGGGAGACACCGCAGCGAAGGACAGAACGGTAAGGTAAGTGCGATAGGGGCAACGACGGAACAAATGGTGAAGCGGGGGGATGCAAGCGCATCCCTCTTAAACCCCAGACCCGGTGCTAAGGCCGGGTCAAAACAAGGGGTTGGAGCAAGACGATGCGTATAGAAGAAACAAAGGTTGAAGGATTTGATGGAATCATCCGCCAGATGGAAATGCCAAATGGCACGGTGATTTACGGTGTTCAGGACAGTCTGGTTTATAAGTTCACATGGTTCGACAATCTGACCGATGCCGTTTGCCACGGGCTGGTTAATTACAAGCAGGCCGTGAACTACCGCAAGCGCAAAAGCGCATCCAGGGATAGGTTCGAGCGAATAGTAGCACTACTAGAAGCCCACAATAGCCAGTTGGACTGTTTCGCTTAAATGGTGATGACACCCGCTTCGGCGGGTGTAAACCCCTGGCAGCGGTTCAAAGGCCGTGCAAATAACAAGGGGTTGGAGCAAGACGATGCGTATCAAATACGAAACGACAACATGCAGCCGGTGCCACGGAACCCGGTACTTCGCACACTTCAGCCACGTTGAAGCTGGCCGGTGTTTCCGGTGCGGCGGTAGCGGCGTAACACTAACCAAGAAAGGGGAAGCCGCCAAGCTAATCTGCATGGAAGCCTTGAAGGTGCGGGCTGATGCCCTGGAACCCGGCATGGTCATCTGGGAAACGGACGTGGTGCCGATGACCAATCAAGTGGTGACCCGCAAGACAGTGGTGGAATCCATCGACATAGCAGGCAAGGACATCACGGTTACCACTGGATTCGCCGTCAGCCATATGTCCACGGACACGCCAGTACAGCAAGCCTTGACACCTTCCAACCGGGAAGTTGCCAGGGCTGCTTTGGCAGGCATCGCAGGGGTAAGTATCGAAGATTAACGGTGAGTGGCCCGCCCATCAGGGCGGGTGTAACCCGCAAAGCTGGTCACAAGCCCAGCAAAAACAAACGGGTTAGGAGAATCACAATGGCTAGTCACTACCATATCGTTTCAAAGCTGGACAATCGGGAACACGGCGGCAGCATCGCAGACTACGGCTTCGGGGCTGGTCTTCCAATGTCGATTGCCAGGGATGATGCCAGGGCGATGGCAAGGGAACGGGGCCTCCATCAACTGGCCGGTGGGCTTTGGAGCGATGCCAAGACCTGTGATGAATTCAACAAGAACTGGCGGCACCAGTACATAATGATTGACCCCTGTGACAACGAAGTGGACTTCGGCATCCCTTGGGATGTCTACCGGCGGGATGACGGTGAACTACACCGTGCGCCAACCGGCAAGCCATGTTCTTCGGCCATCAGGCAAGAAGGATGGCCCTTCTTTCTTTAGGTGACGGGCCAGGGCGCAAGCCCTGGTTAAACCCCCAGGCTGGCCGTCCGAAGGCGGTGCCAAAACGCAAGGGGTTTGGAGAATGACAATGCCCGATATCACAGACACATCCAAAGCTTTATTCGTAGACTTCGCCCAAGATGCCGGGAACTGGAACGGGATGCCCTTAATCGGCGGGAACGTGATGATTAAGAACGCCAAGGCTGACCGGGGCAACCTAACCCAGCTAAAGAAAGCCGGACTGGTCGAAACCGAATACGATTCTTTTGAGCGGCTGACATGGCTGACATTCACGGAAGACGGTGAACGGTACGCCAACGAATTAGGCATAGACCTGGGTTCAGATTACCAGTACAAAATCAACGCTTCCCACTTTGGGAGATAGGAACGGTGAGCCAGCCCCTTCGGGGGCCGTAACCCGCAAGCCTGGTGGCAAGCCCAGGCAATCTTATAGCGGGTTGGAGAAGTGATGGCACGTCAGCCCAAGGGAAAGGCCAAGTCACCCAGGAAGGCCAGGAGCCGGAAGGGGATGATGCCCGGTCAGTACCGCAAGCGGTCTACGGTCTATGTGGAGCGGCTGCGGAACGCTGAAGAAGACGCACGGTACACAAACGATGACCTGTACACCACGGATGCTTACATCGTGCAGACCAATCGCCTGGATAAGACTTTCAGCTACACGGTGGAACTGAAGGGCGAAATGATGCGTCTACCGGGGAAGGTTGTAGACCGGATGATTGCCCAACGGGAAGCCATCCTGAAGGAAGCCCGGTCTGACACGGCTTTAGAAGCCGCTGAGAAGCGCATCCATAGCAAGGTAGTGGATGACGTGGAAGAAGCGGCAGCGGAAGCTGAACGGAAGAACGACTTGGAAGGGCTATAGGTGAGCCACCCCGCCGCAAGGCGGGGCGTAACCCGCAAAGCTAGTGGCAAGCCTAGCTAATAAAGAACGGGTTAGGAGAGATTATGCAGATAGAAATCAAGGGAACCAACGCCGGTATTGGCACGATGGTCTTGGAAGACTACGGAAAGGACTGCTATGCGGTCACCGTTAACAATGGCCGGATGGGGGAGCGGTTCCAAGAAATCAAAATGGTTATATCCAAGGATGACATCAAACGGTTGGCGAAAGCCAGCTAGGTGAGCCAGCCACCCTTCGGGGTGGCCGTAACCCGCAGACCAGTGGCAAGCCTGGTCAAATCACACGGGTTGGGAGCAAGCATGGAATTCACAACCACAACACAAGTCACGAACCCGGCATCCATCGACGCAGGCATCAGGGAAGAACTGGAACACATGATGGCGAAAGCACTAAGAACCATTCAGGGGTTCCGTGATGAAGTAGGCAAAACTTCCCCCACCCGTGCCATCGAATGGGCGGGTAAGGTCATAGAAGCTGAATTCATCTGGGTGGCAGGGAAGGACACGTTAAGCCGGGTCAAGTATGGGGATTGTGACCTGGGCGCATCCGTCAAGCAGACGATGGAAGAACTTGAAGGCCGGTTGGTAAACAATCGGTGGGCGGCCAATAGCACCAGCCCATTGGCGAATGGTGTCAACGCTGCCAAAGCTGCTGCCGCCAGCCAAGCCTTACACGCATTCAAGTGCTGGAACGAAGGGCGCAGCTACTCCGGTCATTTTGGTAAGAAGGTAGAAGCATGACAGATGAAGACCGCATCCAAGTGCAGCGGGCCTTGGACAACCACGAATACCTGAAGCCCAGTTACCACTGGACAAGCCTGGGGAACGCATCGTCCAGGCGGCACCGGGAGAAGCAGTTGAACTTCACGGTGAAGGTCAACCACGAAGGGGATGTCTACCAGTACGATTCCTTCGTGCAGATAAGCGTGAAGAACTTCTACTACACGGGCCGGTTCACCCTGAACGGTGCCAAGAAGGATGTGCGGCTTTTCAAGAAGCTGCTGAACTAAGCGTGAGTCAGCCCCGTTTCGGCGGGGCCGTAAACGCCCAGCACGGTGACAAGGCCGTGTAAATCAAGGCGTTTGGAGCAATACGATGAACTGCTACGAAATAGCAGCTTCCCATTCCACGCAGGACGGAAACCAAGACTGGGGGGTGTACACCATACACGCAAGCAGCCCCAGAGTGGCATTACAGCGGGTTATGTCACGGATAAGGCCGCTGGATGTCCCAGTGACGGCTGGCCGGGGGATTAGCCTTCGGTTCGACGTGGTAAACCGGGGCAAGGTCATCCCCATCGCCCCAGTCGAATGGTTAGATTGCAACTACAACATGGTGGTGACCATCGACGGTCATCAGTTTTACACCCATGACGATAATGGCGGATGCCAGGTTGAATACAAGCACTACGGCTACCAGACGGAATACATCCCAGCGGATTCACGCATCCCTGAAGGCTGGGGTGTATACAAGCAGCGTGAGCCGTCCACGTACCGCTTTAAGCCAACGGCTAGGCTGGCGGTGCTATCGGTTGACTACCTGGCGAACAAGGAAGGCTAGAAATGCAAGTACATTGCCACTGTGGAAAGTTCATAGGGCCAACAGAAGACAGATGTAACTGGTGCGGAATGCCGCTAATACTGTTGCCCCATGCGCCGTGGGTCAGGTGTCCCAAGAAGGGATAGG